GATTTTTGGTCAATTTCCTGAGTTAGCCTCCTTTGAAGCCAAAGAGCTGCTCCCAGATGCTCCGGACGTAGATGCGCTTACAGCGAAGTTCGAGAACTTCCGGGCTGAACTCGGCCTTGTGAAGGAAAAATCGAAAAAAGAATTTGGTAGTGGTAGTTCAGTATTGCCAAACGCCAAAGAAGATAAAGTACCTGATTCGATCACTACTCTTACCAACGAACTGTCTGAATTGGCAGTTACGGGTAAATGGAAAGAGTATGATAAAAAATACGATGAGCTTGAAAAAGTAAGGCAAGCTCTTGAACCCACGTAATTATTCGGAGGACTATTATGACCGACCTTTTTGATTATTATAACAACAACCCGGTTGGGATCGTCGACCAGAACATTTGGGACGACAAAGTTCAGCAAGTTATGATGAACTTCCAGAAAGGCCCAACCATCTACTCACCCTTGATCCAATGGGTGAACCGCTCCCAGGAAACTGGTGCGCTTAATTCACAATGGACTGAGTTGCTCGAAGGTGATGTCAATAACGACGCCATTGCCATCGATGCGCAGTACATTCCCGAACCCGCAGGCGTTGATTCAAGAAGCCGCTGGCTGACAACCCTGCGTTACGGTGACAAAGTTCAGCTTTCCGAAACTTCAAACATCTACCAGATGTGGCAGATGAGTGGCGGCCGTGATTGGCGTGGCCTCTTGAAGGGTGTTCTCGGGAACAATGTTCGCCGCAAACTGGAAACCCTCTCAAGAAATGCCTACCTCACTGGCCCGAAGTCCTTCTGGACTTACCCAGGAACCGCATCCGATTTCAGTGGTCTTGACAGCTCCACAAAGTTCAACCTGGATATCGTCAATGCGTGGAATCTTCGCCTTGGTAACATCGGCGAACCCATCATACCCGGCGAATCTGCTTCCGTGAAGCTCGTGATCGTGCCCCCGGGCGTAATCTACGACTTCTTCACCTCCCTTGCCGGAGCGAGTGCCAACGAAGCTGCAATGTGGCGTGACGCCAAGATCTATGGCGGCGGTCTGCAGTACGAAATCGGCATGTACAAGAATACCCGTTTTGTTGAAGTTCCAAACGACAACTACGGTGTCAACCCCGCAATTCTTTATAACTGCGGGAACGTTCAGGTTCAGGGCGAAGTATCTGCTGCGATTGCTCGTGGCGACGGTTCTCCTGATCCTGCAAGTGCAAAAGTGGATGATGTTTGGTACGTTGGTCAAAAAGCAGTAACCCACTATATTACGCTGAAATCTGGCGTTGATATGTCCGAATTTGCACTCAACGATCAAGTCACCATCCATACAGTTCGCACAAGCGACTATGGTATCGTGAATGGTGTCGATCCCCTGTCTGGCATGACCATTGTTCGCCGAATCGTTTTGATTGATGTTGGCAACCGCAGACTTTCCTTCGATCGCCCAATCATGTACCCGTATGCTACTGAACTCACCACAGGCGTTTACGCCTACGTAACAAAGGGTACCCACATCGCCTTCAACCTGGTCCTCGGATCAGCCGGTGGTATCAAGGGTAACGTCAACCGCCCATTGAAGTTCTACGACCCCAAACCAGTCGATGACTTCAATAGCGTATGGCGCTATGTCTGGGATATCGTTGCCGGATGGAATGTCTGGGAACCCAGCTTGTTCGAGTGCCATTTCACTGCAGTTTCCTTGGCGAAACCAGGTGGCATCATTTCACCTCCTGCCGCAGAATCATCCTAATCAGGATAACAGTGCAGCATGGATACTATATTCTCTGACGCAAAGCTAAAAGTCCTACGCCTTCTGAACGATGAAGAGGATGTGACTGGTGACTATGGAAGTGCCCTATCGGGTGCTACCTACTCCGCCGCTTTACTCAAGGATGCTATCCATGCTGCACTAAATGCTATTACAAAAAGAATAGGAAAACCGTCAGTTCTTGCCCTCGATGCCGACTATGTTCCTGGCGATTTACCTGACGACCTCATTACTATCGAGGGTGTTTATGACAACTTGGTTGGTATGTTTCTGCCTAAAATATTTATGACGGCAGACAAAGCCAACATGATAAGCAGCGTATCTTCAAATGCGTGGACAGATTTCCCGAACGGCTTCATTACATTTGTAAATGATCTGCCGGATGAGGGAGCGACCATTTATTATACTGCTGGTTGGGACAAACCCGTGGACGATGATGATTTCCTCGAACCACCAGCCTATGCCTTGTACGCAATTGTCCTGTACGCTGCCTCCTACTGTTTATTACAGGAAGCCTCTGGATCCGCTAACGTGAGACAATTTCAAACGAAAGTCGATTCGGGCAACCCTACAGACATTCCAGCCAAAGATATGTCAGACTTTTTCCTAAAAAGATACGAGATCGAATTACAAAATTTGCCCGCCCAAGAGCGAGGGAATATCAGATGACGCAAATAGTGAACATGGTACTTGATGCGTTGGTTGCCAATGTAAAGCTGAATATGCAAACTAATATCAGCAAAACCGATTTGACGTATGCAGATGTTGTAAAGAAAGGGTTACTGCAGACCAATAAGACCAAGAAGAACATACAGATTGGTATTACGGGTGGCGACCATGAAGACCCTAACATAACGGACGGAATCGTTGATCTGGACGGTATGCCAAACGTAGCCATAAAGTTCGCTGCAAGAGAAGTAGGTGGTGGTCAACTATGGTGGCGTAGAGGTGTAGCAAAACTTGAAGCCTTCTTTGTTCGAGAAAAATTAACAGAAGAACAAGCTCACATAGCAGGGTACGAAGCCCTGGGAAGGCTCATGTCCTTAATAGAAGAGACGAGTTTAGCTCAACTTGTAGACGATTATGATGAGCGAGCCATAAAATGCTACTGCTACGGTAACACAATGTTCGAGAGCGGTGGTCCTCCCAATACTTATATCTTTAGAGGAAAGATTTTATGGCAATGTTTGACAGAAAGACCGTAAGAATTGGTATTATTTGTAAAGGAGAATTATTATGAGCGTAACTGCCGCTAAAGGCATCCTAAGTTTTGGCCCACAAGTCGCAAAGGGCACACTTGCTACCACATGGCACCGCCATCGTGCTTTAGCAATTGATCTCGATGCGATCGACGAAACTCGTGAAGGTCCCGCCGAAGTCGGTGGACTTCCTGTGCCTACCTTCCCGTATAAAGCTGGCCCTCTGGTCGGTGGGGGTGCAACAATTCAACCCCGCCTCAAAGACTCACTCGGTTGGCTCCTCTATGGCATGATGGGTGACGTTACAACCGCCGCCGATGATTATGCCGCCAGTGCTTATAAGCACACCTTCCACTTCCTCGAAAATTATGAGGACTATAACCCGTGGATGAGTTTCAGAAAGTTCATTCCTGCAGTCGATGCTACACCTGGCACTGAATTTGGTCAGATCTTCAAAGACTGCAAGATAATCGGCGGTACCATCGTATTGCCGAATGATGCACCACTGAGCATGCGTGTTGATGTTCTGGGTCGTGAGTTTGTACTTGCCGATCCTACCGCATGGACTTATGCTCATGACTTTGAACACTGGGAATCGATCCCCATTGGTTGTTTGACTGGCGGATACATCAAAGTTGACGGTGTAGAGTTCCCGGTTGTACAGGCTACCGTAGGTTTCCAGAACGTTCCTCTGGATATACGTCAAGAACGTGTATTCGGAAGCCCTTGGTTGCAGGATATTACAACCATTCAGCGCAGACTGGTCTATGATATGACCGTCAAGTACGAAGATCCGGAACTGTATCGCTCAATTCTTACCGGCTCCATAAGTGGAACCGAGTGGAGTGGTAGCCCAACACTTTCTTCGTTGGCAATCAAAACCATTTCCTCAGAGAATATGCCCGGCGAGACTGATCCGTATGCGTTGGAAATCGATGCAGACGAGATCATGCTGAATCAGGTCGGTGGCATCACCTTAGCCGCCAATCAGAGCATCCTCATGCGCTTCCAGGGTGTTGCACTCGAAGCAACCAACTACGGCTCCTTCACCCTGACGAACCAAGAAACTGGTTATACTTGGCCTGTGTAGTTTCAAAATAGTTCCTATAGGAAGAGGGGACACTACCCTCTTCCTAATATACCCAATATTTTACAAGGAGTGACATGCCACTAAAACTTACATCCCCAATAGAAAAAGATTTTGTTCTCGAAAAGTCCGATGCTGAATTTTGCGAAAAGGGTGATCCTTCAACAACCGTCACAATTCGCCAAGCTACTCAAGGACAGCACGAAAGACGTAACGCAGTTATCAATACGTTCAATCGTGAATACGATGGTCTAAACATCACCGTATCTCAAAACTTCTCGCCAGAAGATCTTTACCGGCTTGAAGTTGAATTGACATTAACGAGTTGTAACATATCTGACGTTGATGAAAAACCCCTCTTTACCTTTAGGAATGGTGCAGTAGAACCCGCATCTTTCAGAAAGGGTTGGGCTAAATTACCTCCATTGATCGCATCGGAAATTCACGAAAAAGTTTTAGAGGTGAACCCTTTGTGGGCAGGCCCCCCGGAGTAAATCGAGTAAATAAAAGTCTCGAAAAACTCAGGGACTATTTACTCGATTTCTACGGTAAAATAAATGAAGTAAAGGCAGGTGCAGCGTCAACTAAGGATCTGTTGGAAGAACCAGAGGCAGTAACATTATATAGGAAGTGTAAATCGATGAACACCCTCTTAGTTAGTGGTGGGCTTCTCGATCAACCTCATATCTGGTTGTTAGAGTGGAATATAGTCGAAAGCCAAAAAGCACTTTTTGATAACCTTGCTGCGGCAAACTCTGGAGCATAATATGGCTAGAAAGCCTAAGTTACCTGAAACACCAAAATTCTACTTCGACCTAGAAACTAACGGCCTGATAAACGGGGATAACTACCCCGCTATCAGGCGTGTTATGGGTCAATTAGATGACAGTGATATTTTTGACCAGTTTGCCAATCTTCCAAGTGGGGTTGCGCTCGATAGAAGAGCGAGAGAAGTAAACCAAATACCATCACGTGTACCAGGTGCAGGATCAGAAAGAAAACTGTTGAAACAGATGGTAGAGCATTTAGGTACTCTACCGGAAAATACTCAACTTGTTACCTATAATGGTACTCAATTTGACGTACCATTGGCTATTGCAAAACTAAACCAATACAATCTTCCAGTTCCACCCATCTTGACTAAATCTAATCACTACGATGCTATGACCACCGAAATGGTCAGAGGTCTTAGCGGTGGTGGTAAAGCCCAGGGAGATAACAAATTAACTGCGGTCTACGAAAGAATAACTGGTCATCCGCTTGCAAAAGCACATCAAGAAGGCGATATTACTGCATTGAAAACTGTTTACGCATACCAACAGCAACAAGAAGCAGTTCAAGCAAGAGCAAGTAGAAACGCCGCAATAAGTATGCCGCAACCTCCCACAAATCAACCTCAGCAGTTGCAATCTCCTGTATTCAATGCCGCTATGAATAGACAGACTGTAGAGGCTGGAAATAATGTAAAGGGCTTACTAGGTCATCTTGGAAATAATTGGGTTGCAACTCCGGTAAAATCTTCTTCTGGTTTAGACTATTTGCTGACCAATAAAGAATCTGGCAATACAATGCCGATACAGGTACGCAAAATAGCAGAAGGAAAATTTAGCGGTATATTTGCGATGGGTCCGAGAACTGCAGGCGGGCAAGATTTGTTTACAAGAGAATCTGTTACTATCGATCCTCAAGGCGAATACCCTGCATCTTCTCTGCAGAACATGGCTATGATCATTGGGCAAGCCGACCAAATTGCTAAAAAGACTGGCGAATCTCTGCAGAAAGTAGTCACAAGAACCGCAAGCGAACAGACAAATATAACTGGTAGGGCGGTCTACTCTCTTTACAATACCAACGATCGTGCGAATGAACTTCACGCTCAGCAAATATCTGTTATGGGCTTTGCGGATATACTTCACTCAAAGGCTCTGCCTAACTATGGGGTAGATAAACTTGCTCAAGAAAGA